TTGGCTTCCAAAGTTGCGGTGCGACTGCTATTATCACTGAGGTAGGGTCCCAAAAGTGCAACATTACTTTCCAAAACCCCCACCCGGCTACTGTTGTCACTCACGTTTGAATTTACCGCCGTGATCGTGGCACTAAAGACGGATGTGTTGGTCACATTCGAGAGGAACTGTCCGTCACCCAAGTAGTAGCCACTAGTGGTGTTCCCGGCGACGACGAGGTTAGATTCGGTGATCTCCAAACCCGTGGTCACGTTTGTGAGGACGATGGTCTTGTCACTCGTCGCCCCGTTATTTGAGACACTGGAGAGGTCTGTCACCAGACCCGTGAGGGCTGACCCGTTCCCAATGAAGTACGACGCGAAGACGTTATTGGTCGCCTTGACATTACCATCGACTGTGACGACGTTCGACGCCAAGTCTTGGATCTGGCAGTTACTCCCTACGTTCACCGTGTCGTTGGCGAAGATTTGACCGTACACGTGCACGTTCATCATCCTCGACAAGTCCGGGTGGTTCGCGGCATCGACGTGGGCGAACACGTATTCCTCCACGGTTCCGTCGTAGTAGGTCATGACGTTGGCGTCTGGTCTTAAGTGTTTGATCCCTATGGACGTGGTCTTTAGGGTGTTCCCGTTGGCGAGCTCTATGATCGGGTCGTTCACCACGAGATCTTGGGTAGAGACGTAGGTCACTGCGCCTCGAACATCCAAGTTCCCCGTGACGACGGTGTTGTCGGCATCGAGGGTGATGGCTGGGGAATCGGTGATGATGGTGTTGGTGGTGACATTTTGGGAAAAGATCCCGGTGTCCGAGAGCGTCCTTATGGAGATGATATCGCCGTCGTGCCTGGCGAAGATGTTCGATCCCACGGATAGCGCGTACTGACTGGACAAGGGGTTGGTGTTGGCGACTCCGAATGCGTTTTGGGTGTATATGGTGCCGTATGCATGGATGGGCAAGTCACGCGCGACGTTCGGGGTCAGGGTTGTTCCATAAGGAGAATCCTCCGTGTAGGCGATGATGTACTCCTGCAGTGTGTTGTTCCACCCGAAGGCGACGTTATTTGACGGACCACCGGACACGGTGATGACGCCGCTGTCACTTGTGCCGTCGTTCCCGACGCCGAGGATTGGGTCCTTAACGAAAATGTTTTCAGATTGGATGTTCGTCACCGCGCCGTACACTCGAAGGTTCCCTTGGTAGAGATTGACATTTCCATAAAACGATGTGTTCCCACTGATTTTGTTCTCGCCTCCGGTGATTTCACAATCTTGGGCAAACAGTTTGGAGGAATACACGTTACTGTCCGTGTGCACATCTCCGGCGACGTCCAAGCTATAAAGGGCGTCGGGGGTTGGAGTGTTCACACCCACCCTGCCTTCGGTGATGAAGCTCACGTCGTTGGTGACGAACTGGAGTGTGTTGGCGGTGGTGTTCCCATAGGTGACCACGTGTTCCAGGCTGACATTCGAGATGGCCCCACCGTCACCACTGATGACCCCTGTGAATATTGGGTTGTTTATGGGCGCCTTGGTGGGCATGATGCCTTCCAAGCTGGTGGTCCTAGAGCTGTTGTCCGTGAGGTAGGGACCAAGGAGGGCCACGTTCGCCTCGAGGACACCCACCCGGCTGCTATTATCGGTGAGGTAGGGTCCAAGGAGGGCGACATTGGCTTCTAGGGTGGTCGTTCGACTGCTATTGTCCGCGAGATAGGGTCCGAGGAGGGCGACGTTGGACTCGAGGGTGGAGGTGCGGGTCGAATTGGAACTGAGGTTGCTTTCGAGGTCGGTGGCTCTCACCTTCAACTGGGCAATCTCCGAGGTGTTCGTGGAGATGCGAGAGCTGTTATCGATCAATCGAGAGGAGAGAGTGGTGATCCTCGAGCTGTTGTCCTGCAAGTTGCTCCACAGGTGGTCGATGTTCGTGTTGGCGTTGTCCATGGCGCTTTCCAACGATTCGATCCTCAGGACGTTACTCGCGTGCCATCCATAGAGAGTGGTGATCCTCTGGCTATTGTTTTCCAACTGGTTCCTCGTTTGGGTGAGAATTTGGGCGTTGGAGGAACTGGCGTTTTCGAGGTTGGTCATCCGGATGTTGTTCGACGACGCCCACGTCTCGAGGTTGGACGTTCTCGCACTGTTCGAAAGGAGATTGCTCTCCAAGTTTTCAATCCTTTGGACGTTTGAGTCAAAGTCCCACACGAGCGCCACGTTGTCCAGGGTTGCCCCGTTCCCGAAGTAGGCGTTCGCGTACATGTCACCTTCCACGCGCATCTTCATGGAGACCCCACCGGAGATGGGCACATACCTGTCGGTTCCCGTGCTCCCGGTGTAGGTGAACAATAGTTCTTCGACGTCCTCCTTAAAAACCATCGCCACGTTTTGTGGATCCGCCCGTTGCATGATCACGCCGACGTCGAAGGTTTCGTTGATGTTGGTGTTGTTGGCACCCAGGGCGATGATGGGGTCGTGCACGGTGAGGTTGACGGAGGTGACGGATGTCGTGTCACCCGTGACGTACAGGTTCCCCTTGACGGTGACCAAACCCGTGTCGTCGTCCACCGTGAAGGTGTCACCGACGACGAGGGTCTGTTCGGGGTAGGCGTTGGCCACCCCGACGTTGGACGCGGTGACGAGGGACGTGTCGGTCGCATTCAGTTCGAGCGTCTCCGTGGTCGTGTTTCCGATCTCCGCGACGCTTTGCAAACCTTGTAGCTGATACGCGCGCACGCCCGAATCCGTCACCTCCTTGGTCGTCAAGTTGTACACGAGGGTGTTACTCAGCTCCGTGTTCTCGAACCGAATGGGTGCGACGTACAGACCTTTCTGACCGACGGTGATTGGAAGAGCACTGGCGTTGATGAGGACGGAGTTGTCTTCCTGTTCATCAGGCACATACCTCCCAAACCTCAGACGGGTGGACCGCTCCACTGTGTTGAGATTCTTGACCATCCCTTTCTATATGTAACGGACGAAATTATTTGGGTACTACAACATGTCGCTATTCTTCATTATACCTTCGTAGTACTCTTTATTGATCTCGGATCCCACGAAGCGTCGACCGGTGGCTTTGCACGCGTACGCGGTCGTGCCACCTCCCAGGAACGTGTCCATGACCAAATCACCGGGATTGCTGTGTTTCTCGATGAGTGCCTGGAAGAGTGGGATGCTCTTTTGGGTGGGGTGAAATCGTCGACTGGACGAGGCCAGGGGGAACTCGTAGACGCCCTTGTCGTGTCTCGAGTTGAAGGTTGGTTTCTGTTTCTTAACGCCGAGCACGGCGACTTCTCGGGCGTTGGTCAGGTAGTTGACGGATGAGTTGATGGGTTGGGGGTTGGTCTTCAACCACTCGACCAGGCGTATCTGTTTGAATTTATGCTTTTCCATGAGAGCCTTGAGCTCGCCAATCTTCCACAGGTCGAACCATATGATGCACGTTCCCCCGTCACGGAGTTTTTCGTAGTACTGGACGATGAACGCGTCGAGGTGGTCCAAGGTGAAATCTTCATCCCACTTCCCGAACTGGGTGGTCGTCGCGTACTTCTTTCCGTAGATGGACCCGTACTTGAGAAAGTTCGATTTCATGGTCTTGGTCGTCTTCTTCCCGGGATTCGCCTCCACCCACTCCTTCCACTCCTTTTCCGTCTTGGATAGGTCGTCGCCGTTCTCGATTTGCTTTTTGAACTTGTCCATACCTGTGGATTTTGAAATCACATAAGGTGGGTCCGTCAGGATGAGGTCGACGGACCCGTCTTTCACGTCTTTAAGGAGGTCGAGGCCATTACAGTGACGGACTTGTATCATTACTTCAATCTATAGGCTATGCTTTAGACGTGTCATATCTCTCCTTATGGCCACCTTCAGGGCCTCGTACATCATGTTCTCTTCTGGACGCTCTGTGTGCCCGAGGATCTGGATGAACATGTGCGCGCGATCCATCTCCCTGACTGCGGGAAAACCGTCCCTCAGCTTTTGCAGGATGTCACCGACTTGCTTGTAGTCGAGGTGCATCCCTTTGTACTTCTCGATCAAGTCCGAGACGAGGTCTTGATCGCGAGGCATGATTTCTAATTCGCGTAGCGCAAACCAGCGAGCAGGTTGCTGAACGTGAGAACGTTCAAATTCACCGCGAAGATTTTATCCGTCAACGGGAGGGTCTCACTCACTATTTCGAGCGATTGAACCCTACTCGCGTTCAAGTGACCCGTGGGTTGCAAAAGACTCGTCGTTTGACAGAATGGATACAAAAATATATCCGGGAACGTGACGTTCGTCGTGTGATAATAAAATGGGCAATCCACGAAATGTGGTTTGCCGTACCTAAAGGGGAACAGGTCGACGCCGTTGACTTTGATCTTCAGGCGGTTGGTAGTTTGCTTAAGGGGTGAGTTGCTCGCGTTGTTCGCGGAGCAGATGAATTTGATTGGGTGGTTGAGGGCGGTGAGGTCCTGGATGACATCGTTGCTCGCGTTCACCTCCTGGACTTGGTAGATGAGTTGGTGGCGGGTCTGGCCGGTTCCGAAGAAGTTTCTCTCCGCCTCGTCGAGGTAGTAGTACATCGAAAAGCACTCCCAGTTGTAGTTGACGATGTTGGCGTTCGCGCCCCACCTGACCCTGATCTCCACCTCCTGGAGGCTGCACGCGGCCATCGGGAAGGCGGAGGCCACGTTCTCGCACCACCAGAAGCGAAGCGGGAAGAAGTAAGACGCCACGCCGACGCCTGGGTGGGGACCGTTGGACGCCGTGGACACGTTCTTGGCGAAGAGATCGACTAGGGACTTTTCCATGAACTCAGACGTCTGACGGTCGATGACGGTTCCACCCACGACGAACTCCACCGATTCGATGAGGGTCGTCCAGTCCGTGGTGGATTGCGCCTCCCCCCCGGCATCGAAGGTGAGGTAGGTGTACCCGACCAAGTCACCCGTCCTGCGAAGTTGGATGGTGCTCAGACCACCCGCCTTGGGTTGGCCCCGGATGTCGTTCTTCTCGACCACACTTGCGAAGTGGGTGTGCTTCTTGTACACTTGGGTGAAGAGACTGTGGCTCTCGCCGACGATCCACTCGTCTTGAATCCCTCGACACGCGAGGAGAGCGGCTCCACTCATGGTTCTGACATAGGACTAGAAATTAAACATTCATCTTGCGGCACGTGAATCGAAGGACGAGGAAGTTGTTAGCCACGTTCAGCGAGCTGTTCTTGATGGTGTTCCCGTTCTGGTCCAACAAGCGCACGGTGAGTCGGTCGAGGCGTCGGATGGGGTCGATATACTGGGTGACGACCGGGTAGTTATCGGTGAAGTGGACGAGGGCGTCGGCACCGGTGTGGATGCCTTCGTTCGTGACCAGGGACGCGAACGACCCGCGAACAGCGGAGATGCTCCCTTGCCCCGTGGACACGTTGGAAGCACGATCACTGAAGATGGAGTTCAACTCGTCGATGCTCACGTACACGTGCTCAGTGCTCACGTTGGAGTGAATGTGCGCGGCCAAGAGCCTGGCCTGCACGACGTTCTTCAAGGGTTGCATCAGGTGCGCCGTGAAGGTGTTGGCGCTGTCTTGCCCGATGGTATCAACAGTGATGGTGTGAAACTCGTATTCCAAGTTTGGGATGGTCGTCGGGGCGGTGATGAGGGCCATCTTTATGCTTTATCTCTAGATAATTTTAAACAAGCGTTCCCCCGACGCCGTCCTTGATTTGGTAGTCAGCCTGGGAGCGCACGAACTTCTGGGCCATGCAGACGCCGTCCCGACCGTTGGAGTACGGCGAACCTTCCTTTTCACCCGGCAAGCACTTGAGATCGCGGGGGAGTTCGAAGAAGGCCCCGGCCGGGGCCGGGTTCTCTTGTTCGATGACGATCGGTCGCGGGCTGTACGCGCTGCGCGTCACGCCGACGGCGAGGATGAGAGCGATGAGAATGGCGATCCACATAAGGGTACGACGGTTGGTAGCGTTAAGCATCCTGGTGTTATGTTATTGACTTATATTTTATTTCACGTGAAGTGCGTTAAAGACTTGGTCTTAAAACATCCCAGGATAGAAGAGCCCCATGGAAGAGATCGTACTCGACAGAAGCGGCCCCACCGTCATGAAGTTGGGTCCGGAAGAGCAAGCGCTTATGGACGAGATCAGCATTGAACCTCCACGCCCCAGACAGAGGCTTCCACCGAAGCCCTCCGTGTACAGGCCACCGCGGCAGGAACAAGCCGAGCCCATGGAGGATCTGGATGCGTTCGTCAACCCGACCAAGCAACACGTGCCCAAGGAACCACCACCCCAAGAGTTTGATTACGGCGACGACCCCGAAGATGATTACGATGACGGTGGCGTCGGCGGTGGGTACGGGGACGACGACGAGGACCCGGTCGACCGCCCGTCCAAGGGGTACACGACCATAGAGGAGGAGAAGACGGATCTCATGAACAAGTTGATTCGACTGGAGAAGAAGGGGTTCACCTACAATAAACGACTTTCGGCCTATAGTTCCGTGGATGACTTGAGGAACGAAGTCAAGCGAATCTCCTATAACATCGAGGTCGAACAGTCCATCAAATTCTCGAGACGGGCTTTGATCGCCTGTGTCACCGGTCTGGAGTTCCTCAACAAGAAGTTTGATCCCTTCAGCATCGAGTTAAATGGATGGTCGGAATCCGTAATGGACGGCATCTCAGACTATGATGATGTATTCGAGAGGCTTTACATCAAGTATCGCTCGAAGGTTCAGATGGCACCCGAAATCCAACTACTCCTCATGGTTGGTGGTTCGGCGATGATGTTCCACCTCAGTGCATCTTTCACCAAGAACCTCCCGAACATGGAATCGGTCATCAAGAACAACCCCGACCTTATCAAGAACGTGATGTCCGCGATGTCCCAGCAGCAGCAACAACCTACCGCGCCATCACCGAGCTCCGGTGGTGGTGAGTACGAGATGCAGGGCCCGGGGATCGATCTGAGCGCCCTCATGGGTGGCATCTCCATGCCCCCGCCCCCGATGAACACCTCCGTGATTCGCCCGGAGATCCCGGTCGAGGAAGAAGACGACGACATCTCGGACATCGTCTCCGAGGCCGAGGGCGGGGACTTTGCGAACGACAGCGACGTCAAGGAAGTGACCGTGAAGGCGGCCCCCAAGAAAAGAGGTGGGCGCAAGAAGAAGAATGAGATCAGTCTGTAAAATTTTGTGATACATATATATGACTATTGCTTACTGTCCACTGGATGAAGAGCCTCCGGTGCGACTCCCACCGAAGGCGGTCGCTCGCAAACGTCAGCAGCGCAGACCAGAGCCCATGAAGGAGGACACGGAGGTGAACTACCTCGTTCTGTTTTTTCTGGCGGGGACGGTGTTTCTCGCCCTGACTGACTCGATGAAGAAGTAGGCGACGTCGGCACGGACTGCGTCTGCCAGTACCAAGGCCAGTGCACCACATCCGCCGGGGACCCTATGGGAGAAATGTCGATATCGTAGTACTCATCGACGGCAGCATCTTCGTATGCGCTGTCGTCGATGAATATGTTTTCGTTCATGCTGTCTCGCGCGTCGCTTAATAAGGGGTCGCCAGCGCCCACTTGGTCTTCGGGTTGTTCGGGTCGTACTGCACCGACAGGAGCTTTCCGTCCCTCGCGCTCATTAATTGCACGGATAGATCGTATTGATAAATGCGCTGGTTTTGTGTGTAATATGGTTTTATAGTGATTTGTGTGGCCGACGTGGTCACCGTCTTCGACCACGGGTAGGCACCCCCGAATATGTTCTTGGAGCCGACTTGTATGGGCGTGGCGGACAAGGCCCCGGACGAGTGTCCACCCTGCACTTCGAGGGTCATCGTGCTCACGTAGTTGTTCGCGTTCGGGTTGCTCGTCTCCCGGAGCATGGCTACTATTTTAGCGTAAAAGGCACCTTGGGCAAAGTTGAGCATGATGGTCTTCGAACCCGTGCCCAACTCGAAAGAGGTGGAGTAAAACTTGCTCGCGACGTTATCATCGCAGAGGATGGCGCCACCGACCACGTGGAGGGCGGTCTGTGGGTTGGCGATACCGATACCCAAACCCGCGGAGGCACCGAATTGGATGGAACCACCGAATGAAATGTTCGACGTGACGTTGAGGTCACCCTTCACCGTCATGGAGTTCGTCAGTGCATTCTCGGGGTTGACGAAGATGTTCCCCGTTGTGTCGAGGTAGATGTTCCCCGTGGAGGAGGCCGTCTTGAACTCGACAAAGCTGTTCCCCGTACTTGTCTCGAACCGAGGCTTTGCGTCGTACAAGTGCAAACCCGTGTCCGGGGCGGTGGTGTTCACCCCAACCCTGTTCTGGTTGGTTATGGTGAGCACGTTACTCTCGATGGAGTTGTTGGCGGTCGCGAAGATGAGACCGGCCCTGGAGTTCTTTATGGAGTATCCGCGAATCATCCCACCGTACCCGTTCTCCGTCCACACGCGAACGCCCGTGGCCTTGGAGCCCGTGCTCGGCATGTCGGATTGGATCGTGAGCACGTCCACGTTGGTCGTCTCTTGTGTGTAGCAGTGCACCGTCGTCGAGGGATTGGCCGTCCCCAAGCCCACGAACGCGTTCGAAGCGACTCGTATGGCCTCGTCTCCACCCCCGGCGAGCACGATGGTGTCGTAGTTGGAGATGGACTCGATGACGTTCTGTTGGGACGTCGACTCGGAGTACATGAACATCTTGGTCGTGCTGATCCTGCTCTCCGCGGCGTCCAACTCCGGGACGCGAATCTCCCCTTTCACGTACAGGGACGTCTTGTTGTCGGCGTTCACCTCGTCGGCGTAATCCATGTTGATCATCACCCGTCGCTCGTCCGTGATGGTCATCACCGGCACGAGGGTGTCACCGTTGGCGTCGACGTCTTCGCGGTAATCATCAAAGGTCGAGGTGCTGTTGACGTCCGATGGGTAGGTGTGGAAGACGTGCCTGGCGGCGACGTGCCTGATTTGATCCGGACCGTCGGTACCGCCGGTCTCCGCACCCTTGAAGATGAGAAGCTCGGACTTACCAGTGTTCGTGTACTCGCGCTCTTCGAGGAAGGTGTGGAAGAAGGACCGACCCGTGGCGTCGTTGTACAAATCTTCCTGGCTCTGCTGGTTGAAGTTCAGACCTTGGAAGGCGAGGAAGTGACCGACGCGGACGTCACCGGCCACCGTGCAGTACAGTGGGGTTTGATCCGTGCCTATACCGACGTTACTGTTCGCCCCGGAGATGTACAGGGACGTCGACTCGACGTTACTCACACTGAAGGCGTTACTCGTGATCCGGAAGTCTTGGGTGTCGTTGGAGTTGTCCACGCCCACTGTCCACCCGAAGTAGTTGGGTGCGATGTCCGGGTCGTTGATGCTGTAGGACGAGAAGGCGTCGCCGCTCTCTTTGTCCGTGAGCATCATCGAAATGGCGTCGACCGCGGTCGATCCGGTCTTGATCCCGTGCACCAACAAACCGTTCGTCAAGGGATTGCGCGCGCCCTCGGCGACCATCTCCAATTTGCTACTCGGTGATTGGGTGGAGATGCCGACCCGTCCGTCCGAGCGGATGGTCATGACACCCACGCTGTCGTACGCGTTGTGGGCCATGTTAATGTCCAAGCGCGTCCTCGAGTTCGCACCCGATGTGTACTTGAGCAATTTAAAGTCCACGCGCTGACCGTAGTTCGTCCCGGCCCCTTGCCTGCACAACTGGAGCACGTGTTCCGGGCTTGTCGTCGTCGACACCGGGCTCGTGATGGCCATCGGGGCGTTGTGGGTGAAGGTCCCGCGCTGGACCACTTGTGGGTTGACGAACACGGATCCACCCGACGTTTGGAAGATGCCCTCGGGTTGGGTGCTACCCACGCCCACCCGACCGGTGTCTTTAATGGTCAACCTCGTCGTCACGGACGCGCCCGACGTCGTGGCGATGTTAAAGCTCCCACCAGACGCCAGTCGGTGTTGGAAGTGTGACGAACCCGTGGTTTGGTCGGTGTACAGTTGGGAGCTCACGTTGGACTGGCTGAAGGTGTTCCCGAGGATGAGGACGTTCGACCCTGTGACGTGGACGTTCCCGCCCACGGTCATCCGGTTCACCGGGAAGGCGTTGTTCACACCGATGAAACCGTCCGCGTTGATTCGCAACCGTTCGGTGTTCTTGGTCTTCATGATGATGTGCTGGGCGTCCGTCTGCCCGGCGGAGATTTGAATCGTCGATGTGTTTGCCTCCAAGGGACCAGCCTTGAGGATCAACGCCCGGAAGTCGTTATCCACCCCGGTGTCGTTGGCGTGAATGGTCACCTGGCCGGTCGATCGCATGAAATAGTCGGTGTCGTCGTCCACGCCTCGGGCACCGCCGATGCGAATGTTGCCGGCGACGTGTAATTTCTCGTCCGCCAAGGTGGTACCCACACCCAAGTTGGAGGTGACGAACGCATTCTCGGTCATCGTGTTCCCATGGACCATCAGGGCGGTCGGGAACCTGGACCTGTCCGCGTGGACGTGAAGGACGTCCCCTATGCACAGACTGTGTCCCTCGTCCGGGTTGGTGTTCGCGATGATGATCCGGTCGGTGGTGTACAAGTTTGAAAACTGGGCGTTCCCCGTGACGTCGAAGACGTAATCCGCCGTGTCACTGATCACCACGTTACTCCCCAAGTTGAACGAGTGACCAACTGTGATCCTTTCGCTGTACGTGTTCCCGTTCACGAAGAGGACGTTACTCCCGACGTCGTTCGCCCACAAGTTGCTCCCGATTGAAAAGTTAAAGTCTGGGTTTGCGTTGGCGACAGCCAAACGGGAGGAGCTGTACAAAGTCCCGATCACGCTCACGTTGATCTCCTCGCTCGTCGGGATGATGGTCTGGTCGGCGGGGCCGTATTGGGTTCGACCCAAGATGAGCTCGTCCTTCGGACCGTGGATGTAACCGACGAAGACGTTGGACTCGTTGTATTGGTGGTAGACCAACGCCGTGTCGTTGTCCGCGCCCCCACCGACACCCATCTCGATGATGCTGTCCGTCGTCGATGAGTTGGTGTAACTCACGTAGGTTGGGTTGTCACTCACGTGGAGGTTCCCGAAAATCTGAACGTTACCGAAAGCCACCAACTCACCGCGCTTGGCGAGGTTACCTATGGACACGTTCCCGGCGAACACGGCGATGTTCGACCCGGTGTCGTTGAACTCCAAGTTTGAACCGAAAGACAAACCCTCACTCGCCGTCACTTTGGTCGCCAAGAGGTTTCCGTTCACCACCAAGGCGTCCGTGGCCGTGCCTGTCCCGTCTATGATGACGTTACTCCCCACCTGCAGATCGTGCGTGGCGTAGATGTTCGACGCGCGGAACCGACCGTCCACACCCGCCGTGTTCGCGTCCTCCCCGGCTTGAAGATCGACGAAGAAGTCCGCGTCCCCAACCTCGAAATCGTAGTTCGGGTTCGTGGTCTTGATACCGAACTGCTCCTCGACGAACATTCGCGCGAACTTGGCACCTTCGTTCACCGTCAAACAGATGTTCTCGCCGTCATCCATGAACAAGGATTGGCCCATTTGGAACGAGTGCTCTGGATCCAAAACATTGATACCGATGTTGGAGGTGAGGACGTTGGAAGCTTCGAGATCTGCAGTCTTGATGTTATCTAGCAGTTGCGAGGTCTGTTCTTCCACGGACTGTGGGTCAATCCGCGTGATGAAGACTTGGTCATAGCGTACTGTCCGCCCCATGCCCTTCTAACTTTAGTAAGGATAAAAATCACGACGCATACAACAAACCAGCCATGCCATCCTTTATGACCAGGCAGTTCCACGACAGGGCGTAAATCCGAAGATCACTGTTCGGCTGGTCGATGCCCTTCTCCACCCCGCGAAGGTTGAGCTGGGCCGACGACAGACGACTGAAGTTGACGCTCCCTGAACTCTTGTACTCACTCGCTTGGTACTGGAAGTGATAGCAGTAGAAACGTGTAAAGTACGCGCACTCATTCTCGTTGTCCCAATCGATCTTCCCGTACTTGCTGTGGTAGTAGTTTTGAACGACGTGAAAGTACATCGGCGACATCTTCTCCACGAGAGCAACGGAGTTGAGGAGGATGTCACCCTCGAGGAAGGTCAAGCGATCGTTCACGTGATCGGTGTTGGTGGCACGGTATCCCCAAAACAAAGATCGAACGGGATGGTTCAACACGGAAAGGTCGATGATGTTATCGCCCCCGGATTGGGTCACGTTGTTGACCACGTTTGACAATGGAACTTGCATCGCTTGGGTCTGGTGGATGGCCAAGGTCAGGGGCTTCTTGATCATCTCCTCCCGCTCCTTCGTGTCCAACCAGATGTACTTGGCGTAACACCGAGCCTGTCGCTCCACCGGGGTCAGTGTCGCCACGTGGGCCAGGTCCAGGTTAACCCTGATCTCCACTTGATGGAACTGGAGGTTACACATCGGAAGGAAACCATTGTCGTTGAAGAAGAAGTGGAGGGGCACGAAGTTTTCCGTCGCCTGGCTCACCTTGTTGCAAAACTCCTGTTCCTTGGTGTACGTGTCCGCGAGATAGTGCGGCCAGACGTCCGTGAGGTACTCGAACGGGTGCGAATCGATCTTCACCCCGCCGATGTACAGGTCGATGGTGCTGTTGTAAAACAAGTTGCTCGCGATGAATTTACCCTCGAACCACACCGACGTGACCAAGTCGGCGTCGGGTGGGATGATGATACTCATGTCCGTGTCCGAGATCGTCTTCAGGTACCTTGGGGCTTGGGCGAAATTAGTGGTTCTCGTGAACCTTTGACGAAACAGAGATGTCGTTGAGTCGTTATTAATGAAATGCACATCCTGGATGCCCCTGGAACTAAGAGCGACCAGGCTCATTACTACTACCATATTCAGATTTTAATCAGGCACGTACCGCGAGGCACGTCTTCGTCCTTGTCCGCGCCACCGCCATCACCGTGCACGACAAAGTTCCCTTGGCGGTACACCTTCATCCTTTTGTAGAACATCGCACTCAGGATGGACCACTTGTCGTGGATGTCGTAGATTCGAGGATTGTTCACCTTGCCCGGTGTCTCCCTCATGCATCGGCCGATAGACTGGACGATGTCACTCTTGGGCGTGCACAGGACCACGGTGTCCAGGCTGCTTATGTCCAACCCCTCGTGCGCTTGACTGAACGTCGCGAAGATTATTGGTTTTTTTGCGCTCTCCTCCAACTGTTCGGGCTTCATCCCACCCATGTACAATCCGCTGGTTTTCGGGAAACACTGGTGGAGCATCTCGCAGTGCAGACGCCTATCGGACAGGACCAAGACGTGACGTCCCGGGGATATCTTCTTGATGAGCTTGACGAGCATCGCGTTCCGCTCTCTGTGTTCGACCAACTCCGTGATCATGCTCACCAAACTCAACTTCCCATTCCTCGTCGTCGGCGGTGGGCCACTGAACATATCCGTCTCGAAGACGATCGGGAAGACCTCCACCCCCTCCCTTTTCTGTTCCACGGCGAAGAAGATGTCCCCGAGGAAGTGAAGCATCACCTTGCTCAGTCCATCCTTCCGGTGCGGAGTCGCCGACAACCCGAACGTCCACCGGACACCACCCAACTTGAAGAGGCTCTGACTGAACACCTTAGCGCAGATGTGGTGACACTCATCCACGATGAGACAACCAACCTTGTCGAAGGCGTCCGAGGGGTACTCCTTCGAACTGAGACTCTGTAACATCGCGATGACAAAGTCCGCGTCCGTCTCAACCTTGTCCTGTTGCACCCGACCGATGGTGGCCCCGGGGCAAAATTGTCGGATCCTTTCCTCCCACTGGGTGGCCAAGAACTCCTTGTGGACGATGACCATCGTTCGAAGGCCGATCTTCGCCGCGATAGCCAAGCTCACCGTGGTCTTGCCGTACCCACACGGGAGGCTGATGAGTCCACCCCGCTGAGGCGTCGCCAGAGCCTTCTTAAAACACTCGACCTGGCAGGTGGTCGTGCGGAGCTTACCGACAAATTCGCAGGCCATCTTAGCTGGCTTGGGTCGTCGGTCTTCTCGAGGTGGTCCAAATTTACTAATTCCGTAGTGTCTTGGAACGCACACTGTATCCTTAGATGCTCGATAAATTCTAAAAGACGGTGGAAGAAAGGGGGTGTACTCATTGTTCACCTCTGGTCTTACCGTGAGTTCTTTTTTTACCGCAGCGACGTCGGGGATCTCCTTCGTCGCTATGACATAGCCTGACCGCGTGAGCATTGTTTCATACACGCCTTTACGTTTTAAGAGCCTTCAGGGCGGTGAGGCCGACCGCACCCGCACCCTTGGCCACGCCCAGGACCCCACCGGTCGCGTAGGACGTTCCAATCTGGGTGAGCATCGCCGGCACCGCCTGGTACATCTGGATGGTCCTCTGCTTGCTCGTGGAATACCGCTCAGCCATGACGTACAGGACCAAGGAACCGACCACCGGGGCATACCTCTGGAGTTGGGTGAAAATGTAATCGAGAACTCTCTTCGAACGACCCTCGAGCTTTTTGTACGGGAGCACGGACACCAGCGACAGGATCACCATGGCCAAGTAGCTCATCCCCGCGCCCGCCATCGACAACCCCTTCTGCGTGTTGTTCAACTGGTTGCTCATGAAAAACTCGTACCGCAGTTGGGTCTCCGTGGGTTTCGCACCCATCAAACTTAGGAACCACGCCACCTTGCCTTCCTTGGGGTTGGACAACACCGGTCGAAGGTAGGGGATCTTACGCACGTGGTCCAAGACTTGCCGGTCCATCAAGGTTGGGTTTTGGTACAGTTTGTAAACGACGAACAGAACCGAGAGGGTGTAGATGGCCTTGGCAATCTTACCCTCCACGATGAGCGATCGAATGTGATCCGCCGTCTTCACAGCCTCCGCCTTCATCTTGTCCATGAAGGACTTGCTCGCACCCTTCACCTTGAGTTTGGGCATGGCCTTGTCGATGAGGGCCGTCTTGCTCTTGGTCTTGATCGCATTCTCCGTGTCGTTGCGGAGGTTGAACGGGGTGTTGTTGGCGTTGAAGAAGATGTTTTCCAACTCATCCTGTGCGTTCACGAAGACGTTGCGGCGCCGGCGAACCTTCTCCTTCTTCACACCATTGACGATGTTCCCGACGATGGCGTTCGCGTTTTGGATCTTCACCTTGGTGCTCGCCTTGTTTACCGCGTTTCGCAACTCCTCGACACTGAGCGCGACTCTCTTGCCGTTGACATTCTTCGTGACACGTACCTTAAGGCGCCTCGCCTTTTCCTTCAAACGCTGAAGCTCAGCCATATATCCTCATGCTAGATTAAAATCCTTAAAGGCATCCACCATGGGGATGTATATAAGATGGCCCAACTCATCGTTAAGGAGAACATCACCAGAACCCTAAACCAGATCGAGGAAATGACGCGGGAGATCTACCGCCTGGAGGGCGTCCTCCGCGTCTTCCAGGGACTTAAGGAGAGTGGTGTGGAGACCATCGATGTCCCCGACGACGAACAACCAACCGACTAAGCACACCACATCATCATGGATCCATAGTTCGTGGCCAGTGTCTTCTTTCCAGGTTCAACAACTTTACGTAAGTTTGAGTTTTTGTAAAAGTTCTTCGCGTACGAGTTCAAGTGCGTCTTCCTGTTTAAAGAAGAAACAGACCGACGTGAGCAGTCGAGATCGCGGGTCAGCCTGAATCCAAACTTCTTGTAGTAGCCAACCACGTGACGCAGGGAAGACAAGACGATGCCCGGAGAATCGATCGTTCGAACGTACCTCTTGAGGGCCGTGATCATCGCCGAACCCGTCGGTTCCGACTTGTTGCTTCGCGTTCGCCTCGACAGACCGCGGCACACGACATCAATGTACAAGTGCCCACTGGGCATGACCATGATAGACGCGAACCCTCTGAGAGCGCCGCGCACGTTATTCTTGTATTGGTCGTAGGCGAGCACGAGAAGATCCGCGTTCCGCACGCTCTGACGCGCGTACGCGGGTGAGACCATGCCGCGACAGAGACTGGTCGATCTCAAGATTTCGTCCGATTTATACGCAAATAGTTTCGTGTCCGCAGATCTATCTATTATTTCTACGTCGTTCACGTTCACGTTCATCTTGTAATAACTTAGATTTGATTTTCCCGGTCGACACCACTTAAGCACACTCATGTTCAGCGCCCAACACGTCGTCCTCACCGTCAAGGGTGAACACCTCCTGACACGCGCGTGGGGTGGATCTCTCACGAACACGTACGTACGACCCTACCTCTCTGACCGCTGCACCCTGGCGCTCACTAAGGGGCGAACCATCGTCATGCATCCGTACGGGGATGAGAGCCTGGGGAGGCCCATGAACTTTGTCGTCGAGGAAATCATAGGCGGAGATTCGTTCGATCCCGACAGGACGACCGTGCAGATACGCTCAACGATCGCCACCAACCCGTGGTTGGAGTACTACAGAATGTTCCGCGACTCCCCCGAGTTGCCGTACATCCGACAGAAAGTCTTGGATTACGTCAACCTCTCCGGAGACCACTACACGCTCCATGTAATTGAACAAGATACGCCATAATTCGACGCATGCCAAACCGCCCGCGCCCACGTGCCTGGACCGTCGAGGAACACAACCTGTTCCTCGACGGACTCAAAGCCTTCGGTCCTTCTCACTGGAAAGAGATCAGTCTCTATTACGTGACGACGCGCACGCCCACGCAAGTCGCATCCCACGCGCAGAAGTACTTCCTCCGCATCAACAAGAAGCGTGAAAGCGGGCGGATGTGGAAGAAGAAGAGTATCTTCGACACTGCGTCGCCGACGACGCCCCTGTCACCGTTGGAGTCGGGTGATGAACAAGAGGAAGTCTCTTCCGTACGCCACCAACCGGTGATGTACCCGTTCCTAGATCCAACCACCTTCTGGCACGCATACTACGGGTGGCTCCGGATGAACATGAACGTCGTGCACCGACCGATCCCCACTCGAGGGGCCATAAGGTCTATTTAAAGCTGTTGTTGTATCTTCCCTTAAGGGATGCGCGTGTTGGCCGTCGACATTGGTTGGCACAACATGGGCTTAGTGCTCGCAGAGACCCCACTTAAGGGGCCCGATGTTAAAGTAGAGTTTTTTAAGAAAGTAAGCCTCGCAGATTACAAAGACCTCGGTGAATCTAATGACATCGTGAACCTCGTGCCACTTTTCGTGGACGATCACCACTTCATCTTTGAAAGCGCGGACGTCATCCTGATCGAGCGACAGCCACCCTCCGGATTGACAGCCATCCAAACGCTCCTCCACTACATCCTCTCGAGGGAACACAAGAAGAGGGTGATCATCATCTCACCCAATTCCCTTCACGTGCACTTTGGTATAAGCCACCTCAGCTACGAGAAGAGGAAGGAGAGAACCGAAGCCATCCTCGCGCGACACGTCAATCTCGACGACATCCCGGGAGATCGCAAACACGACATTGCCGACGCCATGTGCATGATACTGTACTACAACTTCGAAAATGGGGTGCACTTTTTTGATCGTTTTAAATTCAAACTGTGATAATGTAATAAAATCTCAACCCAAAGTAAAACATGGCTCGGATGTCCAAGCTCAACAAAATTATTCGCGGGGTGTCACCCAAGGAGGCCGCGAAGAGGCAACTCGCCAGGAAGAAAGCTCTGGCGACGCAAAGAAAGATGAATAAGTTGGCAACGAAGAGTGCCCTTCTTGATGAATTGAGGAAGATCAAACTCATCGAGAAGAAGATGAAAAATGCTAAACGTACACTCGCTGCTATAAAGATTCAACGAGCCGTTCGAAAGCGACGCGAACACATTCGACGTGAGATGACTCGTCTCATGAAGAAATCATAGCATCGTGGCAGCTGCGAAGGCGACAATGACGACACACACACCCGATCCCACCGTTCCGACCCCTATCGCCGTTTTGTCGCCGGAGGAACCTCCACCACCACCTGTATTATCGTCCGTCCTTGAACCACCCCCGATTTCCGAGCCGTCATTCATGTCTTGATCACATACCACATTGATACCAACATCCTTTAAATTGCCTCGGATGTTGATGTCAGGGATGCACACTTGAAGATTCATTTCACAAGCATCCGAACCACTCGGTTTGAAACGCGTACCACTC